CGTTTCATGCCAGTCTTGGCGCCTTCTTTTTTCATAAGGGCAATGGCAGTCATGGTCTTTTGCTCTTCAGGATTTAACATGCCGCCATTTGCAGCCTTCTGCATAATTTGTTTGGTCTTTGGATCGCTGGTATCAACGGCCATTGCAACTTCGCCAACTTCATGCAAATGAGTAGACAATGCTTGTTCCATCATTACTAGTTTTAGATAGCTACTATTTTGTTCACTCATGTAAAAACCAGTTGCTTGTCTAGTCTCTTTTATAAGATTACGCACTCGGCGTAACATATGGCGAGTGGCCATTGGGCTCAAAGCATCTAGGCTTAGCTGTTGCCCTAGGCGATTCTCTAGAACCTTTTTAATATTTTTGCTTTGGGGCTGAATGCTGAGTTCGTGCAATTTCATCGTTAAATCCTTTTGTTTGCCAATATTTAGCCAAATTTGCACATTTCTCCAACCTTGAATTTATGTCAAGCAAAGTTTGTCGTTTTTGTGATAGTTTAGCTGCCACAGAATCGCGTACTACAGGATCGCGATAACGATGGAATAGTTGTTGTACCAGTGATAAATCATCTTGGACCCTGCGTCTTCGTTGATCTAGTACAAGAGTGTCTTGTGCGTTTTTAACTTGGTTAAATTTATCAAATATGCACCAAGTCAATGCTGTTTTTTGGCTGGTAAAGTTAGATACTTGTCGATATTGATTGGTAACTTGTATTACGCCATCTTGATTGGTGATCATGTATCTATCAAATACTACAAATCCGTCATCAGTACTAACAATACTGTTATTACGTGCGTATTCAAGGGTATCTCCTAGGATAGCTTGTATACGTTTATCAAAGTCTTTTGGTTTCATATCAGTATATAGTGGGTAATCATATAGCCCAGGGCAGATGCCAACAATCCTATTATACCAAGACCCCATGTTATCAATTGGGTATTGCGTTTGTCTGCCATTTCAAATATTTTATCATGCACTACAATCATTGTGCTTTTGAGGTCTGCAACGTCAGCCTTGACATCTTCGATGCTTTTTTCCAGAGCTCGATAACGTTCAGCACAAAGCTCGACGTGGGCTTCTAGGCTCTTTTTTTCAATGTCAGTTGTGTCAACCATTTGAGTTTCCTGTTCTTTTATTTATTGTATACTAACTCAAACGTTATGTTAGGGTTGTCCCCGGTAGCGGTGAGAGTCACCCCTTGATTATTTTCATCAAGTCCCAGAATCATTGGCACATTCTGACAATCGTGAATTAGTAATGACAATGGTTTGTCAAGGCTAGACACTGTTTCTAAACTGTTAATTGAAAACTCAAATGTCCAACAATCACCATCTCTGACTGGGTCTGAAATGTCCTCGGGCAGTACTCGTAAACTAATTAGCTGGTTTAGTGTTTCCCAATTACGCTGTTGGTTGCGGGCACGATTCCACGTTGTCATATCATCAATTGTTTGCCCGGCCTCATCTTTAAAAGGCAGGCGTGTTGCCCGTGAGTGATTTTTTACGCCAGTTGCAGTTATATCAAACTTGGTTAAACAACGAATTCTATGTGTCATTATGCTACAGTCACCTTGCTGTTGGCACTGAGAATATAACGCAGTTTGTTGCCGCTATACGTCAATGCTGAATGATTCACCCAACTTGGGAAAACAAATAGCATGCCGTTTTTACCATTGACATCAAAGTTGGTGGCGCTGTTTGTATAAACAGTGCCTGCATCAGTATACATTGGTGCCACTGGATTGTAAAACCTATTGACTCCATTTTTTGAGTCAGTCTTCATGTCACCTGTGTCAAGATAATAAATGCAACTCCACGAGCTACCAGGATGTAAGTGAACATCATGGTAACCGCCATCCCTAGTTATGTGACACCAGGATTCGTGCAGTTCAATTTGTAGATTTAATCCAGGTGGCCAATAAGCTTTGTTGGCAGCGGCACTGGCTTTGAATATGCAATTTTTGGCCCAATTACCCCACTCTTCGACTGCCGTGCTTTTATAATCAAGAAAGTTAAATGGGCTTTCATACAGATTGTGTTTGATGGCATTACTGACATTGCTGACTTTGTTCTGAGATTCTAAATCATGACATACCTGTTTTAGTTCTTGAGCATACTTTTCATGTTCGGGCCAGGCAAACGAATAAAATAGTGTGGGCCATTGTGGTAGTGATAACATATTGTGTGTATTTAACGGCCAAGAAAAACCCTGGAATAAATCCAGGGTGGTAATTGAGTTTAAATCAATTAAGCTAGTTTGAAGCCCACATTTGTAACGTCTGTACCAGACACGTTAACACCAGTCACTGTACCATCGCTGGCTGTGATTTGAACGTTGCCTAGAGCCTTCAAGGCTGCGTCCAAAGTTGCTGCCGTCCATGCATCTTGTGGATACACAGCGTAGCTGATTTGACCGCTACTGTCGCCTTCAACTTGGTACTTGGCAATAGTTGCTGTACGTTGAATAGCTTGGTTGATTTGAACTACAACACCGGGTGTGAACACACCACTTGTGTATGAGCCCAATTGTGTTGTCAAGTCAATGTTCTGGTTAGAACCGTTTTGTACGATTACTTTGAAAAAGTCCAGTTTTGGACCATCCATTTGTACCAGTGCATCAGAACTGATGGTACCAGTTTGTGGACCATTGTTGATGTCCATTGCAAATACTGGTTGTGCGTCACCATTAAAGGGTGGAAAATATGCCATTTTAGAATCTCCTAAGTTAGTGGCCTCATCGGGCCTACTTTTATTTAGTTAATTGGCAAAAAAACGGTTACTTGGGATTATTTTGTGCGGCATTTCCTGCTGAAAATACCCCGCGATTTACTAGTTTAACAAGCCCGGTTGGAGTGGGTACCACAAAGCCTTCTCCTTCGGCCTGCCCACCAGTACTTTGCTCAAGCCCCTGCACTTGCTGTTCAAGTTGTTGTGCTAGATTCAATTTTAAATTATAAATTGCGTTCCAAATTGCCAACAGGCCCAGGTGGGCCGGACTAGGCACTGGTTTGTTGTTGGCATCTAACGTGTATAACTTGCCCGGCACGTTGCCAGTTTTGGCATTGTATTGTCCGTTTGCGTCAGGATTGCCAGTTACTAATTCGCTGTACTGCTTGGCGCTGGATTTGGTTTTCATCCAATTGGGCATGCTGAATGTTGTGCCGCCAATGATGCGTTGATTAAAATAAGTCTGCATTTGTGCTCGTGTACTGGCTGGTAGTGAATTCAACAGCTCATCTACGGCTGCACCATATGTGCTGACTGCTTGTTTGGCAGCAGTGATCAGGTTGGCCGGAGATTTTAATGTAAACGAGATGCCAATGTTGGGACTAATAATATCAACGCCGCCATCTACATTTTGCAGTCCCTGACCGTTCCAAGTCTGAGCTTTTTGATCGCCCAAGTTGGCAAACTGTTGGTGTACTACAATACCGCCAGTTTTACCTGGGATAGTTTTTCCAAGTTCGCTGTTGGCTGGTATTGAATACTGCACAAGATTGGGCTTGAATACATACTTGCCACCTTGTGGTTGTAGTTCCCCTGCCCACATCAAGTCGCCCCAGTAAAAACCTGGACCCACTGTGGCAGCATCTAGACCCGGCCACAAGGCTTTGAGCTTGGGATATAAATCACTTCTTAGGTTGCCAGATTTTTTCTGTTGGTCATACTTTACCCAGTCCTCGGGACTCTGCGCCGGATACTTGGCATCAAACATGTACTTGTCCATGACTGCTAGTCGGCCATTGGGCAATCTGCCCCAAATCAGCGCAGGCTTGCCATCCCATTTGATGGTGGTTTTGCCGGCACTGGCAATGGCGCCTTGCAGGTCTTGTATGGCCTTGTTGGCGGCTGCACTTCCTCCCAAGAAGAAAGCATCTTCGGGGTGTGGGATTCTAGGATCTTTCTTTTTAACCGGGGCTTCATCTTCAATGATGATATGATAGCCTTGATTGACAATGCGATCACGAAGTCTTGCCATGAAGCTGACTTCATTTTCTTGCACCTGTGCCGCAGGTTCTTGTAAACCTTCGCGAGCAAGATATTCACGAAAGTCTGCTAGTTTAGCATCACGATTGGGATCATTAGCCAAAGC